CGTGGTTCTAGTACGGATACGATATATAAGATAGTACATATTAACATTACGTCTGCTCTGAATTATGGTGAGAAAGTAACAGTTGGTGTAGGTAAACCTACCGATTCACCAGCATTAGAAGTTACATACGAAGTACCAGACTTAGGTACAACTGAACCAGACTATGATACAGCTGATAAAGCAAGGGCCACCAGTGCTGTTGCAGAAGGTATAGCAGACTTATTGAATAATACACCTGCTTTCAGTGCTAGTCGTACAGCAATCCATTTAGGCTCTACAGTCGCAGTTTATGCTGACGGCGGTGAATGGGTCAAAATGTATGTTGAGTCAGGACAAGGTGATAGAACTACACGTGTATTCGGTAGTACTATTGAGTCGCCTGATGGACTACCTCTGTATGCTGTTAACGGTACGAGGATTACAGTGCGACCTAATCCACGAAGTGATAAAGGTGTATACTACTTACAGGCCGAAAGAGTGGCAGAAGGTTCGACTGGTGCATTAACACCTATAGAACTAGAAGAATGTGTATGGGCTGAAACACGCTCACATTTAGAATCCTATGATTTTGATGCTAGTACATTACCACACACAATTGTATATGACCCTGAATCGAATGCATTTAGTATAACCGAAGGTGTATGGAAAGATAGGCGAACTGGTGATGATGAATCATGTCCTTTCCCTACGTT